GGTTGCCATTTATGGATAGATGTTTTGTAATGCCTATTAAAGACAAAAATCCTCTAACAACTGATTTAGAGCAAAAATGTATTGGTATATTAAAAATAGGTAATAATGCATTAGAAGCACAAGATATTAACCCAGGAGATCTGATAGGATATAAACCAGGTCGTGAATGGGAGTTTGTTATTGATGGCAAACGAATTTATTGTATGGAATCAAATGATATTGTAATTAAATATGAGTACGAAGGAAACGAAGAAGAATATAATCCAAGCTGGGCGAATAGCAATTAAAGAGTTAATTAAAGTTGCTAAAGAACCTATTATAGATTTTGGACCTGACATTTCCGCAGATAGACTTAAAAATGCTGCAGCTACAAAAAAACTAGCTATATTTGATGCTCTTGAAATACTTAATCGTATTGAAGAAGAGCAAAACATGTTAGATGATAAACCAAAGCAAGATACTAAAAAAGATAATACTTTTAAAGGTTTTGCAGAACGAAGAGCTAAATAATGTATAAGCAAAGTTTATATAAAGTACTTGATAATCATATAAAACCTAAAATTATTAATCGTATGAACCGCTATAAAAAATGGCAATACGGTTATAATAAAGAGCATGATATTGTAGTTATTAGCAAAACAGGTGAAGTAGGTGAAATATATGAAATACAAAATTTAAAAATAGCTTTACCAAAAGCTAAAAATATATATAAGTTTGAAGATGATAAATGGAGTAAGTTTGAATATCCTAAAGCTTTAGCAAGAATAAAAACAGTATTTGACTGGAGACAATATCCAGAAGATTTTAAAACAAAGTGGTATGATTACATCGATAATGAATTTACCCGTAGGGAGGAAGGTTTTTGGTTTTATAACAAAGGCGTTCCTACTTACATTAGTGGTACTCATTACATGTACTTGCAGTGGTCTAAGATTGACGTCGGGGCACCAGACTTTAGGGAGTCAAATAGATTATTCTTTATTTTCTGGGAAGCTTGTAAGGCAGATTCACGATCCTATGGGATGTGTTACCTTAAGAATAGGCGGTCCGGGTTTTCTTTCATGGCCTCAGGAGAGGTGGTTAACTTGGCAACCATATCAAGTGACTCCAGGTATGGTATATTATCCAAGTCTGGACCTGATGCCAAGAAGATGTTCACAGATAAGGTGGTACCCATATCAGTTAATTACCCCTTCTTTTTCAAGCCGACCCAGGACGGAATGGACCGTCCAAAGACCGAGCTTGCCTACCGTGTCCCAGCCTCCAAGTTTACCAGACGTTCCATCACCGCCACCACCACCGATGAAACCTTACAGGACGAACTACAGGGACTTGACACCACCATCGACTGGAAGAATACCGGTGACAACTCCTACGATGGGGAGAAACTCAAACTCCTCGTTCATGATGAATCGGGGAAGTGGGAGAAGCCCAACAACATCCTCAACAACTGGCGCGTCACCAAGACGACATTAAGATTAGGTAGTAAAATTATTGGTAAATGTATGATGGGTTCAACATCTAACGCATTAGATAAAGGTGGTAGAAACTTTAAAAAATTATATGATGAATCAGATGTTACAAAAAGAAACCGCAACGGACAGACTAGTTCGGGATTATATTCTTTGTTCATACCTATGGAATGGAACTACGAAGGCTACATTGATTCTTATGGCATACCTGTCTTCGACACTCCCGACACAGAAGTACTTGGACCACAAGGCGAGTTTATCGACCTTGGAGTTATTGAGTACTGGGAAAATGAAGTTGACGGATTAAAAGATAATCAAGATGCTTTAAACGAGTTTTATAGACAATTTCCTAGAACTACAAAACACGCGTTTAGAGATGAATCTAAATCGTCTTTATTTAATCTTACTAAAATATATCAGCAGATAGATTTTAATGAAGATGAAAATAATAAAGCAATGGTTACTCAAGGTAATTTTTTATGGGAACATGGTATAAAAGATAGTAGAGTTATATTTGCACCTAGTAATCAAGGAAGATTTTTTATAACTTGGATTCCTGATAAAAACTTACAGAATAGATATATAGAAAAAAACGGTATAAAATATCCTGGTAATGATCATATAGGAGCTTTTGGTTGTGATCCTTATGATATATCAGGTACAGTAGATAAGCGAGGTTCTAATGGATCACTGCATGGACTTACTAAGTTTAGTATGGAAAATGCACCAGCTGATCATTTCTTTTTAGAATATATAGCAAGACCTCAAACTGCTGAAGTGTTTTTTGAAGATGTATTAATGGCGTGTGTTTTTTATGGTATGCCTTTATTATGTGAAAACAATAAACCTAGACTTTTATATCATTTTAAAAGAAGAGGCTACAGAGGTTTCGCAATGAACAGACCTGATAAAGTTTGGAATAAACTATCGGTTACAGAAAAAGAAATAGGTGGTATACCAAACTCTAGTGAAGACATAAAACAAGCTCATGCAGCCGCTATTGAATCTTATATTGAAACTGCTGTAGGTTTTAATGGTGATAGTTATGGTAGTGTTTATTTTCAAAGAACACTAGAAGATTGGGCTGCTTTTGATATAAACAATAGAACAACACATGATGCCTCTATTAGTTCAGGTTTAGCTTTAATGGCGTGTAATAAAAATAGATACGCACCAGTTGCTAGAAGAAAACCTGAGCCAGTAGATTTAGGAATAAAAAAATATGATAATCGAGGTTCGTTATCAAAAATAATTAAGTAAATGAATATATACGCAAATCCAAACAGTGCTTTTCCTAGCCAAACAGTCTCTGATGCTGAAAAATCTTCAGAAGAATACGGAAGACAAGTTGCACAAGCTATAGAAGGTGAATGGTGGATGCAAGGTGGTAATGGTACTAGATTTGCTACATCTTATAATAGATTTCATAGTTTAAGATTATATGCAAGAGGCGAGCAGTCTGTTCAAAAATATAAAGATGAATTAGCTATAAACGGTGATTTATCATATCTTAATTTAGACTGGAAACCTGTTCCAGTTATATCTAAGTTTGTAGATATAGTTTCTAATGGTATGAATAATAAGCTTTATGAAATAAAAGCTTATGCACAAGATCCAACTTCATTAAAAAAGCGAACAGCTTATGCAGACGCTATTTTAACTGATATGATGGCTAAACCTTTTTTACAAAGTCTTGAAGGTACTTTAGGTGTTAATAAGTTTAATACTGATCAAGACAAATTACCAGAAAGCGAGGAAGAGTTAGATATTCATATGCAGTTAAGTTACAAGCAAAGTGTAGAAATAGCTGAAGAAGAAGTTATAAATAATACTCTTGAACGTAATAGGTTTGATAATATAAAGAAAAGATTTAATCATGATCTAGTAACTTTAGGTATTGGAGCATGTAAGACATCTTGGAATATGGCTAACGGTGTTAGTTTAAAATATGTAGATCCAGCTAATTTAATATATTCTTATACAGAAGATCCTCATTTTGAAGATATATATTATGTGGGTGAAGTTAAATACTTAACAATACCTGAAATAGCTAAACAGTTTCCTACTTTAACTCAAGAGCAATTAAAAAGAATAGAGCAAACTAAAGGTTATAATAAAGATAGAGTTACTATGTATGGTTATAATTCTTATGATCCTAATACAGTTGCTATTTTATTTTTTGAATATAAAACTTATAATGAACAAGTTTTTAAAATAAAACAAACTGACACTGGTTTAGAAAAAGCATTAGAAAAAACAGATATGTTTAATCCTCCACCTAATGATAATTTTCAAAGAGTTGCTAGAAAAATAGAAGTATTATATGAAGGTGTAAAAGTATTAGGTAACAATGAATTATTAAAATGGAAGTTATCTGAAAACATGACAAGACCTTTTGCTGATAACACTAAAGTAGAAATGAGTTATACTATGTGTGCGCCTCGTATGTATAAAGGTAAAATAGAATCTATAGTTAGTAAAATTACTGGTTTTGCTGATATGATTCAGATAACACATTTAAAACTACAACAAGTTATTGCTCGTACAGTTCCAGATGGTGTGTTTTTAGACATGGACGGTCTTGCTGAAGTTGATTTAGGTAATGGTACTAATTATAACCCAGCAGAAGCATTGAATATGTATTTTCAAACAGGTAGTATCGTAGGTAGATCAATGACACAAGAAGGCGATATGAATCCAGGTAAAGTACCTATTCAAGAATTACAAACGTCTAGTGGTCA